CATTCATTTTTTATCATTGGTCAGTTAACGACGATACATGTGCATTAACCCAAGCGGAGATTGCAATGACTGGTAAATCTAAGGATGAAACTTTTATGGGAAGACTTGTTGGTCCAATTTACAAAATGGAAGAGAATGATGTAAATAAGATGACGAAGACTATGTTTTTCGCACTTTGGGCATTTGTTCAGTATAGGTTGGGTGTTTTCGACACGTTCTTTGATGAACTAAAAGTAACACTCAAAGGTAAAACTACTTCTTCTTGACGAGTTCTTGAACTTGTTTCATAAAATTACGATTCCTTTGAATCCTGGGGTCGGCAGCAATTAAACGAAGAAGAGCTGCTGTAGGTATAACAGGTTTGTTACCATTGGATTTAGGAGTCTTTTTTAATTTTGTCTTTGCGTTCTGGAGTTGTTTAGCTGTTGGCATATACTATACTTTAATATTTTATTCAAAACTACAAGCGACGTTGAATGCAATGGTAGTTCTTCCAGATTGTTTTACTGGAATTACGGTATGTTTAAGATGACTAGAAAATATAAGAATTGTTCCCTCTTTAATCTCATCTACCATAGGTGTCGCAAAATCAATTGTATACTTCATCGGATAAAAAGGTATCTCTATGTCATCCATTCTAAATATAACTGGAGATGATTCTTCGTCATGCAATATATATATCATAGAAAATATGTCATCATAACGTTTTCCATCTATCACTTGTGGTACAGCATTATGCTGGTGCAATTCCTGAAAATCACCATTTTCGTATACATTGAACCAATATTGTGTTATTAACGTTTCCGTTGGTTTTTTTAAGGGAAAGCAATTAGTCTCTGATATCATTTTTATTAAATTTTCTGTAACAATTTTATCTTTCGTTTCATTGTCTAAAAAATCTACCATTTTATTGATATTTGTCTTCACGCTACATGCTTTGAATGGATTAACAAAATTGTTCTTGGATATGAGATTATGAATTATTGGTAACAGCTTTGATTTAATATTTTCATGGTCTTTTACTTCCCCCCAATGTACATAATGAGACGGAAATTTGAAATGTGGCATTCTTACAATAAAGTTAAACTTTATCTTTAATATATCTAAACTTATCGAATATGTGAGTTGTAACTTTAAAGTTAAAATACACAATCATACAAAAAGCATCCGCTATATCATGTTTTCTTTCGTATGGAATCTCGTCATCTAGATATTTTTCAGCTATTAGTACGGTTCTCTCTTTTCGCTCTTCATAATCTAAGTGTCTCATACCAAAATGCATATGCATGCTCACAGGTGAAATTAAAATAACCTTATCTTTGAACATGTAGTTTAATAGAATCTCAATATTTGTGAAACCCCCGGGTGGTTGTCTCTCTATAAGTATTTTGTCAGCTGAATCAAATATATCTTGGTGATCTTCAACAAATAAAGGAACGAGATCAACAAAATCGTTTGAACGTAGATACTTGTAGTCCTCGAGACTTACCTTTTTCATGTACTTCACATCAATTTTTGGGCTATCTTCAAACTCGGCAGACACCAACCCCATATTATGATACCCAATGTCTATAGCTAAGACCTTCATGTCTTTATGTAAAACATTTTCCTTAAGTATACCTTACAACAAATGGAAGTTCATTTGACGTATCTACAAATTTTAATGCCATCGAAATACGAGTTAGGTCCGGTACTAAAGGTGCACGAACCTGATGTGGTATATACCCTTTGAATAGTACAGCTCTTTTTGTAAACGGTTCAATCCTGATAATTTCTTTAGTTTTTAATTCTAAGTCTCCACCAGCTTTATCATAGTTTTCGGGTGTAATATCACCTATATAGATTAAAAGTGTATAATAATTCAGTCTATTATCATCCATGTGTATCTCACCATCTTGACCACGTACTCGGCGATTTAAATAAGCTCGTTCTAATTTAAATTTTGTATTCGTACATTTATCTATTCTGTTTTTCATTTTCAAAATGAATTTTTTTGCAGAAGGGATAAGATTTTCCGTATCATATGGGCATTTCCTTTCGGGCCTCAAATCGATTAGAATTTTTTTATAGGCATTATCTACTGGAATGAAATACCACTGTCTATTTGGACATGGATGTCTGAGATCTTTATTATCTAAATTGAGTGATTCTTCACCAATGAATTGTCTAACTTCTTCTAGCTCTTCATCGTTGATAAAATTCTCAAAAATGGTTATATCCTTCATATATCAATGTAAAACATTTTCCTTAACTATAATTTACATCAAATGGAAGTTCATTTGACGTATCTACAATTTTTAATGCCATTGAAATGCGAGTTAAACCTGGGACTAAAGGTGCATAAGCCTGATGTGGTATATATCCCTTGAATAGAACAGCTCTTTTTGTAAAGGGTTCAATTCTAGTAATTTCTTTAGTTTTTAACTCTAAGTCTCCACCAGCTTTATCGTAATTTTCTGGTGTAATATCACCTATATAGATTAAAAGTGTATAGGCGTTTGGTTTACTATCGTCTGTATGTAATGTCACGTCTTGACCACGTACTTGACGATTTAAATAAACTCGTTCTAATTTAAATTTTGTATTCGTACATTTATCTATTCTGTTTTTCATTTTCAAAATGATTTTTTTTGCAGAAGGGATAAGATTTTCCATATCAAACGCCCAATCCCTAGTAGGTCTCAAATCAACTAGAATTTTTTTATAGGCATTATCTACTGGAACGAAATACCACTGTCGGTTTATGGATCCCTTGTTTTCACCATAGTATTCACCATTTATGTTGAGTGATTCTTCACCAATGAATTGTCTAGCTTGTTCTAGCTCTTCGTCATTTATGAAATTCTCAAAAATGGTTATATCCTTCATATATCTATCTCAAACATTTTCCTTAAGTATAGTATATGAAGAACAAACAAAAAACTCAATTGTTACTACTGACCGTTGTCGTACTTGTCGCGGCTGTAGGCTACATGTTCTACAACCCCCAAGTTGTCGAGGTCCCAGTAGAAGTAGCTGTTCCAGTACCTGTGCGTCCAGTACCTACTCGTCGTGGTCACACCCAAGAACCCGAATTTAGGGGTCCACCCATTAAACAATACAAGCCTGGTCACATGCAACAGATGGGCCTAATCACGAATGGTGAAGAGACTCTCCCCCTATATGGTAAGGAGGTCCGTGGTCGCCGTGATCGCTACAATTACTACACCACCACTGGAGGTGAAAACTTATACCCAGTGTCAGTCTCCCACAACGCACGTGATTGCATGGAAGACATTGGATGCCAAGAGTTATACGGGAATGAAACAGTCACCGTAATGGGAAAGACTGGTTCATTCACTGTAAATATGTACAGGACTGATGATTTTTTCTAATTTAACGTTTCTGTAGATCTTTTGCGACAGTAGTTGTTGAAGATATGCAAGATAAACAACAACAAGCTGCCATCAACCCAGTTTGTGGTACTAGGGGCATCTGTAAAATGGTTGTGGTGCCACTACCTGTAATAAATATACATATGATTAGGCATATGAGAGACCCAATATGCATAGGTTCATCACTTGAATGTATCATCTACTATAGCTCAACAAAAATTATTTCGTAAATTAGAAATCATATCATATTCTCTAGTTAGAAATCCACTATTTCTACTTAGTTTTACCTTTGCCCTCAATAATTCAACTACTGTGTCCTCATCGAGATGTTTAAGAAAATCCACCTTCGCCTCGATATCGTCAAGTTGATGAGATTCTTTTTTTCCCTGTACATACGGCCACGTATGTTTTCGTAATGACGCAAGTTCTTCTTCGAGTTTTCTAATTCTTGGAAGAAGTACCTTACTAATCATAATTTTTAGTTCAAATACATCAGTCATCTTACCCTAGATGCGTTTTTTATCTTTATACACAATAAGATGTCACTCCCACAAGGTAAGCGTGAATTTATAAGAAAGTTAGTAGCGGGTTTGGATAATCTAATGGAAATTACACAAATTGCAAATCAAATTGGAATTAGCCCAAGAAACGAAACAGAAGAATTTATAAAAAAACATTTTCTTGTTCAAACTGATACGGGTGAATATAGTGTAAACAAGGTCGCGTTCCGCATGGGTGTCCAAACCCTAGATTTTGATATATTATCCAAAGTATTGATGCATCTAGACAAAGTAAAAATTAAACTTAAAAATGTATTTGATAGGGCGAATGTAAATCCACTCTATTTCGATCAGGAAGGTATGTTATACGCCAGACTTATTGAGACGGGTGATCTGAAAACTTTTCTTGATCTGATTTTATATTGATTTAATAATCTCAACCAATAGTAGATGCAGTATCTTGAATTAAAAAACAAAGCCAAGAAGCAAGGTCTTCGGGTCACCAAAACTGTCAAGGGTAAACGTGTGAAGCTCTCAGCTAAGGAACTTCGCACCAAAATTAGGATGAACTTTGATAACAGTGTGAAAAATGCACAGAGAGTTATCAGAGTGTGTCAAACTATAGTTGCTCCAACCGTGGTTCGTGCGGGTATTCCTCCCCCACCACCACCTCCTCCTCCACCACCCCAAAGGCGACCAGTCGTAAACGCTCGACGCGCTAAACTCATGGCCGAACTGAAAAACGTCCTCAAAAAGAAGGGAATGGCGGCTTAAGTAGGAGGGGTACCACTTTCAGCGTATAAAGATTTTATCTCGGTACATCGAGCATACGATGGTCCTTTATGTGGTAACTTAGCCCCTTCATTATCAATTTTTGTATATCTATCCATTTTTATTCCCGGGGGTAATATGAATGATTTACCTGAAAAGTTGGAGCTAGAGATACTACCGAATTCTCCATCTGGTACGATATCGAAAGTTACAAGTGGTTTACCTTTATAATCACACTCTGGGTAAACCGTGAGAGCAGCTGCATTCCCAACATTGTCTTCAATATCTTTTATTCTTTTCCTATCCTGTTCTTGTTTGAACATGAAAAATCCACCCCCAACTGAACCGAGTAGGGATGACATGGCACAAAACATGAGAGCTATCTCACCCATATTACATTAATCATACAAAAATAATCCCAAAACGTTTCTTCATGAACTTCTTAACACCCTGAAACGTAGGAAAACTCCAGAGGTACCAACGGGACCAAAAACCAGCCCCACTGATACCGCTCATCTTCCAATTCTCTTTGTCGCTCCGATCGACATTTAACATTTTTGTTTGGATCTTCTTAGGATCTCGTTCTTCTATGGTTTGTCTGGGTACATGACCCCCATGACGCAACACATAGGAACGCATACGTGAAGGATTCTTGTGTTTGGTGTAGTCGGAATATCCACTGGCACCAAAGTCAACAGTCCTGCCGTCTTCTAAGACAGCCCTGAACTTCTTTTTAGGGTTAGGGCTACGAATAATTTTGACGCGCATACTTATATTTTACTGAGATTTTTTAGTTGCCGCAGCAGCTGTAGTGCTCCTTCTTATGACCCATCATCTCAGTCTTGCCGAGGAAGAAGAGCTTTTCGGGGCCACGCTGGACACGGTACATGTGATCATACATGTGGAGGAGGCCAACGGTCAGCGCAAGGCTGGCAACGACGACACCGTTCATCTTACGCGCGGTGAAGGCATAGGCAGCGATGAGACCGACGAGCACCATCTGGACGATGGTAAGCTGGGGGAGAGCGGGCATGGAGAAGCGAGACTCGGTGGTCGCAACCTCCTCAGTGGGCTTGGGCTCAGCATACATGGACTTGGGGTATCCGGGCATTTTTATTATCTACTGAGAAAATAATGTGGCGGTTTATGTTTGTACCCATACTGATGGTCCTGTATGATTATGTAAAACCACCTATAGACCACCTCTATTTTTCAAATCTACATCGACCACTCCTCGGTATACAAAATACATTCAGGGAAATTGTTAAATGTCTACCAGAGTATGATGTAAAGAATTATCCAGGTCTTCTTCTATTAAAACTCCATTATCCCAAATTACGTGAAGAGTTTGAAAAAGTTTCACCAACTCTAGAAAAGACGTGGTACCATGATACTAACCCATGGTTTGAAAAGAATGATGGATACTATTTTTATAAAGCTGAACAATTCCCACTCCTAAATAGTCTCATTCGTCAAATACCATGTATACACACAGAGGGTGCTTCATTTGCGGTAATAGAGGGTCCCATGGTCTTACACCCACATCGTGCTGAATCAAATGAACTCCTACGATACCAGGTGACTATACATGGTGATGGAGACTGTAGTCTGTACACTGATAAAGGTCGGCACGTACACAAAGAGGGTGAAGATATCCTCTTTGACCACGCGAGATATCATGAACTGGTGAAAACCGGGGACGGTCGAAGGGTTGTACTCATCTTGGATATTCACAGGTGATTGTGACACACTGCTTCATACACATCACTCCCACCGATAAGTTCTAGGGTTTTGTCTTTGACAATCCTCTTGGTAAAGGGACCCGGTGTTCCATCATTACAATGCATACACAACGCTGAAAGTTTAGTTACGTCACTTGCGAGAGGGATACAGTCGATGAGTTCACCAAACTTTCTTTGAAAACAGTCTCCATCAAGACCTGCGATAATAATCGATTTTTCTAGGTATAAACACCCTTCTATGAATTTTTTAAGTCTAGGAAAGAATTGTGCTTCATCTATGGCTATGATATCAGCCCGCTCAAATTCATCCGTATCGATGATATCAAATAGGTCATACACTTTGTGGCAATTAAACTTAACATTGTCATGCGTTTTCAAAACTTCTTCAGGTGATCTGGTATCTTTCGCCGAGTTGACAATCATGACTTCCTTACCTATGACTTTTAGACGCTTAAGTCGACGGATAAGTTCAGAAGTTTTACCGGAAAACATATTCCCCATAATAATCGAAAGTCCCATCTCAGCTAATTATTATAATATTGTATTTTTTATATGGGTGAACTTCACAAATGTATCTTCAATGGCCACAAGGGGTACTACAATCCTAGGACAGGTCGTGTCAGGTTCGGAAAATGCATCTATCCCAATATCGCTTCGGCTATAAAATATTTAAAGTAATAAGTTAAGTTTAATTTAATGAAAGGAATAAGTGTGTACGATAACATTTTGACTCCCGAAGAAACTGAAAAATACAGAAATGCGCTACTACATAACTGTCCTTTTACATATGGTGAAAGAGATAATCATAATACAGAACCCACAGGTGTTGTGTGTGATTTTACAAAACTTATAAATTCCGGTGCTACATTGAGTCCAGCTTTCAAAATTATGTTAGAAAACCTTCTCAATAACATCTATAAAAATGACGAATCACTAAAAAACATGAATCTTTATAGAATGTACATGAACTTATTCATACCAAATGAAAACCCTTCATTTCATATTGATGGTAAAAATACAGTTACATGCCTGTATTACTTGAATCCGTCGTTGGATCCAAATGAAGGGGGGGAAACACAGTTTTTTATTAACGAAGAAATAAAAGGTGTTATTTCTAAACCTGGTAGATTAACCATATTTGATGGTGGCTTATTACACCGTGCGACCAGTTTTAAGAGTCATCCAAGATTAACATTAGCTTTCAAGTTTGTGTAAGATTTTCTAAGTAAAAGGTAAGATGAACAGATTTGTCAATTCTACAGCTCTTACTGTGTCATTATCTTATATCCTAACAAATATCCAGAACCGTTCAAATTTTAGAAAGGAATATGTCATACCACTTATAGCTCTTTTAATGACAAAATATATTGTTGGTGATTTCGACACGGGTTATACCTGGTCATTGAATGATATTATTTTCGTTTCATATGTTTTATTACTATCATATGCGGTAGTAAGATTTTCTAAGTAAAAGGTAAGATGCCTCTCACAGATGCTCAAATTGCTCGAAAAGTTGGGCAACTGCGTAGAACAGAAGGTCAAATCTATGCACCCCTCAAATACTTCAGGGGGCTTGGGACTCTCAAGGAGGTTGAAACTCGTTACAAGAAGATGCTCAAAAAAGACTACACCAAGTTCCGAACAGACGAAGGACGAAAGACGAAGACTTCCTCCTACACCCAAAAGTTCAGGAAAAGGTACGGCTCAGATGTCAAGTCGTTGCCAGATATTGCTAAGGCTACTAAGATTCCTCTGAAGACTGTGAAGACCATCTACAACAGGGGTCTCGCTGCGTGGAGAACCGGGCATCGTCCGGGAGCCTCTCCACAAGCGTGGGGGTACGCGAGGGTTCATAGTTTCGCCACTAAGGGGAAGACGTACTACACAGCTGATAAGGATTTGAGGTAGGGCAAATATACGACACATTAATCCTACATTTATTTTGTGTTATGCGAGTACACGTAATACACTCCGTATCAGTTACATACTGCCAACCATATTGTTCGTGTACGATAATTAATTTTTTATCAATAGCCTCTCGTTTAGCCACCTCATCCATAGATTTTTTAAAACTTCTGTTTTCGAGAATAGAAGAAAACTCTCTCAATAATACACATTTAAATGCGACGCACTGTACTTTAGCATTCATACACGTCAAAATTTCTTCAGAAAGACGGTCCAACTTTAAGCATAACCTCCCACAAATTTCACCACGTTGTATAGTAGACATATGAGGATATAAAATCTCATATGCTTCATTGGCTCTAAAATTATCGAATTTGTGTAGCTTTGACCACCTATATAACATGATGAGAGAACTGATGAGTTCTGTTGATCTTTCTTGTGAATCTGCACCTAATCTACAATCGTCGTTTGTTACATTTTTAATGGTTCCATCAATTTCTGGTAAATCACAGACCTGATTTTGTCCACCTTCAATTGATAGCCCCAATTCTTCTCTGACCTTTTTTTCTCCGTTTCCAACTCCTTTTGTACAGTCGGTAAATGGAACATGACTAGATTTTTCCGTCCATGGATTCCAAATATTTGGAATTACATCACCAAAGTTCATCTTACTCCTTCGTGTAAAGATTTCTCTATATTTGTTAACAATTTTGCTACGATGAATGAAAACTTAGGTGGAACAGCATTACCAATCTGTCTATACATAGATGACACAGAACCACAAAACACAAAGTTATCCGGGAATGTTTGAATTCTAGCGTATTCTCTTACTGTCATACGCCTTGTCTGACTGGGATGAATATTAATGACAGGTCCTCCCGTGCCACCACCTCTACCAGTGATAGTAGGAGAGACTTTATCCCAATCAAGAACTCTATTACCAAGATAACCAGTCACTTTAACCTTGTGTTTTGTACCCACGTGTTGAATACTTTCGTCATATTCAATTGGTAAATCGGATATAGCATCTCTGAGAGTTTTCGTAATCTCTTGTTTTTCCTCGGGCCAGTTAAATGTAATTCGTTGTGCGATATCATCACGAATACCAAAAAATATAACTCGCTCTCTGTTTTGGGGAATATCGTACCATTTCATCTTAAATAACTTAACATTAACAATGTAGCCACATTTCTCGAGATCACTCGTAATCATTTTGATTACTTTACCCTTGCCGTTTTTTTTATCGTCATTTGTTTCATATCCACCCATACTCATGATACCTTTAACATTTTCAAAAACAAAATATTTAGGTCGTTTGTCATTGAGAATTCTCACGAGTTGAAGATATAATGCATTTCTACCGTCATCTTCCGAACGCCGTGTGTTTGCCACAGAAAATCCTTGACACGGAAATCCACCTGTTAAAACGTCACAGTCGGGAAGTACTGTTACCTTACAAATATCTTCACACACAGCTTTAAAATTGAAGTTTTTTTCATATGTATCACACGAATCCTTGTCGAAATCGTTTACATATACAACTTCAAAATTATCCGTGTCTTTATGAAATGCGAAATCTAAACCACCGCATCCAGCGAACGTAGAAGCAACTTTCAATTTCATGTTATATGTATCTAGAGTTTTACTTTTAAGCCCGTCAACAAATGACTAACGCCACCCTACCATTTTCTAATAATGCGTCCGGGAGCCTCTCCACAAGCGTGGGGGTATGCTAGGGTTCATAGTTTTGCCACTAAGGGGAAGACGTATTACACGGCTGATGCCGATTTGAGGTAATAGTTTTCTCTTATAGTTTCAAAATTAAATTTCCAACAAAATAAACATATACATTTTTTACTACCACCTATATGTAACGGTGATCTTAATTTATAATACCCAGGGCTCAGGTTGCCAAAAAAAAGTTCCTTTTTACAATTGGAGCAGCGAGCTTCTGTGTTAATAGCTGGGATATTCCAACCTTCTGGTAAAGCACGGAAATTACATTCTT